CAAGACTTTAAACTAATCTATTGACTAGTTTTATTTAAAATGATATCATTTATCTATGATCTATAATAAACAACAATTATACCCTGGTATATGGAAATACCCAAATGCTTTTCCCAAAGAATTAAATTTAGTTCAAAGGATTGAAGATAAGGTTGACTCTGGCATTTTAAAATGGACTGCTGCAACCGTAGGACTAGAAAGCAAGAATCTAGACTACAGAGATTGCCAAGATTTAAAAATATACGATAAGCCAGAATATTTAGATATATATAGCGATATTTATAGCTGTCAAAAACCACCAGTAGAAGACTTTTGCGAAATGTATGACATTCAAATGGATTTTTGGGAATGGACTAATGTTGTAAAATATTATCCAAATCAATTTTTTAATGAGCATTCTGATGATGGATGGTCTTATAAATCTACTGTATCACTAGTTGGATATCCTAATTCTGATTATACTGGTGGAGGCTTACTTTTCCCCAAGTTTGATCTGCATATAGAGCCCAATGAAGGCGACTTAATAATTTTCCCATCTTCTTTTATTTATTCTCATGTAGCTCTACCAGTAGACTCTGGAGTAAAATATTCTTTTGTAACAATGCTAGACTATAATGATGACGCTCATTCAAAAGAATATGATGACTATATTGATAGAAAACACAAAAAGGTGGTAGGCTAAATGTTACCAAACGCAGAAGTATTATATCCAGGAATTATTGTATATAGAGATGTATTTAAAAAAGAATATAATCTAGACGGAAGACTGGAGGCTGTTCTTTCTAAAACACAAGGAAAGAAACACTGGAACCTTGCTCAAACTGGATACGACACATTAAATAAAGACTATAGAGATGCTTGGGATTTTAAAATTAAAGAAAATGATGGCGGATCTTTAATGCTTGGCAATGGCACATTTGTTGAGCCAAATGATTTTACTGAAGATGAAATTGAACTTAGACAAATTTGGAGAGAAGCAAAAGGTCTTCAACTTTCAGCAGTTGCAGACTATATGAAAATGTTTCAAATTCCACCACTAAACTATTGGGAAGCATTTAACTTTATTAAATATGGAAAAAATCAACACTTTAATGTTCACTCAGACCACGGCTACTCCTATGTTTGCGTTTTGTCATCAGTAGGATATATAAATGATGACTATGAGGGCGGGGAACTATTTTTTGATAAAATAGGAGTTAGTATAAAGCCAAAAGCTGGCGACCTTTATTTGTTCCCATCTTCTTATATGTATTCTCATGCAGCAATGCCAGTGATATCAGGAACAAAGTATGCAATTGTAACAATGTTAGATTATCAAGAAGCACCTCACACTCCAATGTATAGAGAAATTGAAGCTAGCTATGAATATAATCACATTACCGAAGGGAAAAAGTTTAAGCCAGCAGAACAATTAATGAAAGAAAAAGAATGATTAAACTTAATGCTTATAAAATTCCAGGCACTCCATTTCATGCAAACATAACACCACTTTCTGCAAAAAGAAATTGGATGGATGAAACTGCTCATAAGCATGCATACAGATGTTTTCCTTTGACACTTAGTAATCAGGTGGGCTGGGGACTGTCTTTCCCAGAGGATATAACTTTTATGTGGGATGGAGTTACAAGCACTTATCCAGATAATGTTAAAGTCCTTCAAGGGGAAAAGTATTGTGAAACTGGCAGAGGCCACTCAACAATTAATTTTAAGACTAATTTAAGATTTGTAACTGACAAAAATTATAGCTTGTTGTCTTTCCCTGTCCCAAATCATTTTGTAGATGGCGCAACTGCAATTACTAGCATACTAAGTACGTCCTTTTTTGAAGGACCACTTCCAGTTGCTTGGAAAATTACAAGACCGTTTACACCCATTACAATAAAAGCAAATGATCCAATAATTGCAATTATGCCAATATCTCTTTCTGAATTAAATAATTCTACGGTTAATTTAGATCAAGAGTCTAACGCACCAGTTATAAAAAGAGATATACCGCTAACACTTGAAGGCGCAATGGAGGCTGCAGAAAAAGCTAGAATAGAAGGAAGATGGACAGACTACTATAGAGATGCTGTAGACTATATGGGAAACTCTTTAGGGGAGCACGAAGTAAAATCACTTAAGCTTAATGTAAAGGGTTTATATTAATGAAAATTATTTTTAATTCTAATAGGTCATATAACAATCAGGACACCGTACCCTCTTCAGCAAAAAAGGCTACTCCTGATTGGTTTTTAAATGCTAGCAAATATTGGACAGATGAAAATAATATGCCAGTAAACTTTCCGCCACGCAACGAGAAGGGTCCTGGATTTAAAGCTTGTCCAGCATTACACGATGCATTTTCGGCAGGATACATGCTTACTACTCCATGTGATATAGCGTTTTCTAGCTACAATAATAATATTTATGTTCAGACAGAAAAAGGATTTGAGGGGTTTTGTGAAGGAAGACCGCATATGGGTCAATTTCATTATCCAGAAGGATATTATAATCAAGCATTCCACTGGTACCCTAACTGGGGATTTACTTTACCAGAAGGGTATAGCGCTATTATTATGCACCCTATAAATCATTTTGAACTGCCTTTTTTGACCACAGGAGGTATAATTGATAGCGACAGGTACGGCGCTCCAGGCCTTATGCCATTTTTTCTAAAAAATACTTTTCAGGGTATTATTAAAAAAGGAACTCCATATGCACAAATATTTCCCTATAAAAGAGAGAATTGGTCTTCCGAATTTAACTTGTTTACACAAGAGGAGATGGAAAATAGACACGAGGCTCATACAAAAATTTACAGAGAAGACGATTTAGGTAAAGAGAAGTATGGAGTCTACAAGCAAAAAACTTGGGTTCCGAAAAAATATGAATAGAATAGAGGATGCAATAAATGGAAAAAAATATTTCTGATATCAGAGAAGACAGAACATCTATAACCCCATCAGGATACTTTGGAGCGGGTCGAGAAAACATTGTAGAAATTGAAAATTTTTTAACAGATGAAGAGTGCGAATATCTTTTAGAGTTTGCTAAAACAAATACTGTGTGGGATCCAGGCAGCGATGTATTTAATGATAATGGAACAATTATTTATCAGCATGATGTATGGAAAGATAGAGTAGCAACCAAAAGATCTTTAGAGCAAACAAGCTCAGAGGTAGTAGAGATGCTAGAAAAGATTATTAATAGATTAAAGCCAGTCATAGAAGACCATTTTGACGTAGAGGCTATGCCTACAGGTCCATGCTTAGTAAGGTGGCCAGTAGGATCAATGCAATGGCCTCATGCCGACAAGGAACTGCATGAAGGCCCAGATGCTGGACAGCCAGGTAATTTCCCATGGTATGACCTAGGAACAATCTTTTATTTAAACGAAGATTACGAAGGTGGAAGATTGCATTTTCCTAAACAAGAAATTGCATTTAAGCCTAAGAGAAAAGCAGCTTACTTTTTCCCTGGAGATTTAAATTATATTCACGGGGTGGATACAATTACATCAGGAACCAGATATACCTCTCCATGGTTCTGGACAATAACCAAGTTAGGAAGAGACAAATAATGTCAGATCTTGTAACAAAGACGCTATATCCCAGAATTGAAGTTTATAAAGGACTGCTTCCAGATCATAAAAAAATCTTTGAAGTAATTAAGTCTACAGAAAATAATACAGGAGATAAATATTTTAATCCATGGACACCGTGGAGCGCCTTTGGAAATTACGCTAGCACAAAATTTAAGGGAGGCGTCCAAGATCAATTAGGAAAAGATGAAGAGTTTGATCTTCAGTATTGGGCTGCAGAAACAGTATATGATGCGTATAACTTAGCAATTGAAGATTATATTAATAAATATAATGTAGAACTTCCAGAAGACTGCAAGCTTGGATCTTCTTCTTTCTGCAAATACCACACAAATGTGGATGCTTTAAAAAATAATTTAACAATGCAATATCATACAGATTTTAAGCAAAGCGAAAGAGAAATGCCAGGTAATCAATTTTTTCTAACCTGCACAGTTTATATTAATGATGATTATGAAGGTGGAGAAATTGAATTTTATGTAGACGGAGAATTTGTTCCTGCATATAAACCAGAAGCAGGAGACATCATGGTGTTTCCATCTGGAGAGCCATATTATCATGGAGTTAGAACGGCAACAAGAGGCAACAAGTATCTTATTAGAAACTTTATGATTTATCCATATGCTGGATCAGAAGAATGGCTTGCCAACCAACTTAAATACGGGGCAAAAAAATGGGCTGAAATGGAGCAGGCAAGAATAGATGCTGATGTTTATGGAGGCAATCTAGTTTTTAAAGATGGAGTAAAAGTTGAGCCATCTCAACAAGAGATAGAAGATCATTTAGACTTTATATCTAAATCAGAAAAAAAGGAATGCTAATGGAAATAACAGCTTTAAAAGATGATGTTTTTATTGTTGACAATTTAATAACAGAACAAGAGTGTAAATCTATTATAGGATATCTAGACGGCATTGTTAATGCGGGACACCTAGAATGGAATCAAATTTCTTTTTACGGATCATTTGCAATGGGTTATTGGCCACACGACGATAATCTACTTTTGTTCGGTTTGCCATCAGATTATTTTTCTCAATTAAAGGAAAAAATTAAAAAGGCTGGAGAAGAATGTTTCGGAAGAGATTTGTCAGAAGTTAGCTATCATGCACAAAAATGGGTTGTCGGAGCATTTGCAAGTTTTCATTCAGATAATACGCACGAAGATGGAACTCCGTCTGCATTTTACAAGAGCAAGTATGCTGGATTTCTATATCTAAACGATAACTTTGACGGTGGTGATTTAAACTTTAAACATCATGATATAGTAATTAAGCCAAAGCCAGGTAGACTAGCGTTCTTTAAAGGCGGTCATGGCAATGAGCATGAAGTAACTACTGTTAAAGAAGCAGAAAGATATACAGTCGGGTCTTTTTGGGATAATGCTGATGAAGTTTATACTCCTGAGCAAGTAGCGGCATGGGAAGTAGAACTACAACAAACAAGAGCCGACCAAGAAGAAACTTACAAAGAGTGGAAAAAATTTAAAGAACAAGGAATATCTCCAACTTATAAGGGGAAGTATGATTAAAGAGATTTTGCACCCGCAGATACATTATTACAAAAATGCTATCAGAAATCCGCAGCAGATTATAGATGATTTAGAGTCATCAGAGTCTACAGACTCGCCATTTCCTCAGATATCCCCTTGGAAAGAATGGAGATCTTCTCAAAAAGAAACAAAATATGGATATCTTAAAGGATGCTATTTTAATCTTTTTCAAAATAAAACAGAAGCTGATAGACTAAATGCTAAAATTTGTGGCGAAATTGTTTATAACGCAATACTGGTTGGAGAAAGTTATTCTAAAGATTCTCAAATAGAGCTAGGATACCTCCCAGAGTATTTTGCAATAAACAAATACGATACAGATGTACGCATGGGGCCGCATATGGATGCCAATCATGGAGCTCAAGATAAATCAACAGTTTCTATGGTTATATACTTAAACGACGACTACAGGGGTGGAGAGTTAGATTTTCCAGAACATGGTATATCGATAAAACCAGAAGCAGGCAGCATTGTTGTTTTTTCTTCAGAAGGAGTTCTACACGATCCAAAGCCTACGTTAAGTGGAACTAAGTACATGATTCCGTTATTCTTTTTCAAAAGGTAATATCTAGTATATAATATAATTATGACATATCAGATGAAGGTTATCAAGGACTATCCAATAGGCTTCTGGCCTCTGGATGAGTCTTCTGGCACAATCGCTACAGATATTTCTGGATGCGGAAATAATGCTACTTATGTAGGATCTCCTGTATCTAATATACTTCCTCTAGTTTCTGGTGGAGTCTCTGGAACCCGAATTACAAATACAGCATATATAACTTTACCTGTTACAAAAGATTATTATGGAGCAACCGTCGGAGCGGGCTTTGGAACAAAATATACTTCAGATAATGATTTTACAATAGAGGCATGGATACATCCATCAATTGAATCTTCTTCAGAGACACCAATATTTGCAGACCCAACAAATGACATAGGTTTATTCTGGGAAAATGGAGATATACTATTTAAAGTATCAGATACAGAATCAATTAGATACTGCGTTACATACAGCAAGAAATCCATACACCTTGTCGGAGTTTACTCAGTAGGAGCTATCACTTTATATATAGATTCGTTTGCCGTTGACTCTAGGGCTTTATCTAATTTTAAATTTACAAACACAACGCTAGGATTGCAGGTAGGCCCAACATCAGTTGTCGGAGATACATTTATTATAGATGCTCCAGCTGTATACAGATATGGGCTACAGCCTGATTCTATAAGAAAGCATTATGTAGATGGAAATATTTCTACTTCTGCAATCAATGTTGTTTATCCAGATAAAGGAATATTATTCACTGGAACAGATGCAAACATTAAGGCTGTGATGGACTACTCGTATCCAGCAAGCAAGGCATGGTCAGATTTTGTAGATGAAAACACATATTACGATTCAAATAACAGATACATTTCTTTTTATAAAACAGATACAGCCGAAGCCAAAACATTTATCATAAATGATTACTTTTTCGTTCCTTCACAAATAGGCTTAACTACTTCAAAAATTGAATGGCGGAATGATCTAGGAATTACAGTAGAGTCTAGTGTAGATGGAATTGCATATTCTCAATGTGTAAATGGACAGCCGTTGCCACAATATACTAAAGATTCATTTAGCTCTAGCGGGAATGTGTATATTAAAATTACAATGTCTACTTCAGATGCAAGCAAATATCTACCAAAACTATCATTCTTTTGCATAACATTTTATGCTGATAGAACAATATACGCAGACAATTTTGGGGACAAAATAACCTCATCAACTGATTATTACTTAGGCTCTTTAAATTACCCAATTTTATCAAGACATTATATGAATGGAATTCGAGCCAAAAATGGATCAGGGTTTAATTTAAACTCATCTACTTCTGTGAAGTCTATAGAAATGTTCTTTACGCCGCTTACGTTGGCCGCTAACACCCTTTTCTATGCTTCCGACCCTTCTGATACCAGACTAGCCTGGAACGGCTCTGGAGTGGTTTCTAAGGCTAATATAGCCAAGATATATGTAAACAATGTAGATGTAACTAATCAGACAAACATTAGCTCGTATTTAGTTGAAGAAGAGCCACACCATATTGTAATAGTATTTACAACGCCAGTTACTGGGGAATTTAAATTAAATTATGAGTCTACGGGTGGGCCAAGCAATCTATATAAAAATATTGCTACATATGACTCTGAGTTAACAGCCCCAAAAGTTGAGACCCACTTTGAACTTTATTGCGGAAAGCCAGTTGAATCAATTACAGAAAATGCCATAACCGTGACAGAATTAGCCACAAAGTATTATAATAACGACTGGGTAGTTCTACAAAGCATATAGTTTTGTCATCTGCCTTGACAAAAAGCTGGACTTAGGCGATAAAGAATGGTAAAATAAACTTCTATGGATATTAGTAAAGCAAATACAAAGATTCTGCAGGAAGAGTCAACACTGGGCATATATGTTTGGGAAATGCCAGACGGCAGATGGATTGGAGACGAAGATGGGAATTATCTTTCGATCACGTCAAAAAAAGGCAATAGATCCAGAATCGATGCTTTGGCTAGAGAAGTTCGCACATTCGGTATATATGAAGGCGGGCCTAAATTTCTTTCAGCAAGACGCAAAATTACAGATGAAGAATACGCAGAGCAAGAGCAAAGACTTAAGTGGGGACTAGTTCCTGATCCTTTGGATATTGGAAACTATAAAGACGAAATTAAAAATTTAAGGGCAGAGGGACAGTAATGATTAAATACGAAGAAGACGATAATTCGCAAGAGATCGCAATATCTAATGTTGCCGACTGGATGAAATTTAATACTCCAAAAGAGCAAACAAGCACAGACCTATTTAAAGTAAGCGGAGAAGATCTTACAAAAATATCGGGTTTAAGTCCTGCATTTCGTCGCAAGATAAGTAGAGAATTGCAAAAGAGGTTCCAGGGTATTGAAGGAACTGAAACACAGCAAAATTTATTAGCACAAGCAATTACTGGCTATGCTATGTTCGATCTTATTGAGCCACCATATAATTTAGATTACCTTTCAACTATTTACGAAATTTCTCCATACAACTATTCAGCAATTAACGCTAAGGTTTCAAATATTGTTGGTCTTGGACACGACTTTATTGAAACACGTAAGACGCAAGAAGCGTTTGATAATATTACAGATGATAAAGCATTAGACCGTGCACGTAGAAAGCTAAATAGACTTCGTCAAGATTTATATGATTGGCTAGAACAGTGCAACGAAGAAGAAACATTTACAGAAACATTAATTAAAGCCTACACTGATGTTGAAGCAACAGGAAATGGTTATATAGAAATTGGTAGAACTTCTGCTGGAAGAATTGGATATATCGGACATATCCCAGCAAAGACAATGCGTGTTCGTCGTCTTCGTGACGGTTTTATTCAATTGCTATACGGCAAGGCAGTATACTTCCGCAACTTTGGAGATCAGGAAACAGAAAACCCAATTGCAGGCGGATTAGATAGGCCAAATGAAATTATTCATTTAAAGAAATACACACCAACAAATAACTACTATGGCATCCCAGATATCGTGGCATCTTCAAATGCTATGGCTGGAAACGAATTTGCTGGAAAGTACAACCTTGACTACTTTGAGAACAAAGCGGTTCCAAGATATATTATTACCGTAAAGGGTGCTAAATTATCAACAGAGTCTGAGCGTAAACTACTTGAGTTTTTCCAGGTAGGTCTAAGAGGCAAGAATCATAGATCTTTATACATTCCTCTTCCACCAGATTCACCAGACTCAAAGGTTGAATTTAAGATGGAGCCAATTGAAGCTGGAACTCAGGAGTCTTCATTTAACGTATATCGTAAATCTAATAGAGACGAAATTTTATTATCTCATCGTGTCCCAATTAATAAAATTGGAACCCCAGAAGGAGTTAACCTTGCAGTTGCAAGAGATGCAGACAAAACATTCAGAGAGCAGGTATGTCGTCCAGCTCAAATGAATTTAGAAAAGAAATTAAATAAAATTATTGAAGAAATGACAGATGCCTTACTTCTTAAATTTAATGAGCTTACTCTAACCGACGAAGATACTCAGTCAAAAATTGATGAGAGATATTTAAGGATGCAGGTAATTACCCCTAATGAGGTAAGAATTAGAATGGGTCTGGTCCCTATTGACGGCGGAGATAAAGTTGTTGAATTAAAGCCACAGCAACAGGCAGAGGCAAGAGCACAGGCAGGAAAAACCAGATCTAGAGATTCTGAAAGGTCTGCAAATTCCCCAGATGTTTCTGGAGAAGGCCGAAATACTCAGGGCGACGGACGACAAGTCGAATAACCTTACTCAACTGATTATTTGCCTTATATACAATAACGTTATAAAATTAAGCATATGAACATTGAAAAATCACTATGGTCTTCGCATGGCGACAACCTTACGTTATCGGTTCCTTTTACTAAAGTTAACCGTGAAAAAAGAACTGTCTCAGGATTTGCAACTTTAGATAATATCGACCAGACTGGCGATGTTGTTACTGCTGAAGCAAGTCTAAAAGCGTTTGAAAGTTTTCGTGGAAACATTCGTGAGATGCATGGATCAAATGCAGTTGGCAAAATGGTTTCATTTAAACCAGAAACATTTTATGATCCAACAACAAAAGAATTTTACAATGGAGTTTATGTTGATGCATACATTTCAAAAGGTGCCCAAGACACTTGGGAAAAAATTCTAGATGGAACATTAGCAGGATTTTCAATTGGCGGAAAGATTGTAGATTCAGAAAACGAAGTTAACAAGTCTACAGGTAAGCCAGTAAGGTTTATTAAAGAATATGCATTGATGGAATTGTCAGTAGTTGATTCTCCAGCAAATGAACTATGCAACATCTTGTCTGTTCAGAAAATGAATGGTCAGCTAGTATTTAAAGGAATGGCAACAGAAGTTGTAGCAGAAAATATTTTTTATTGTGCAGATACTGATTCAGTGTTTGTATCAAAAGAGTCATCTTATGATTCCCCAGTTACAGGTAAGCCTGCAACATTAATTGGTTGGGTAGAGTCAAACGATGTTAACAAAGCAAAAGAAATAGATAAGATTCTTGATTTACACAAAAAGTCAAGATTGTCGACGCCTGAAACACAAATTGCAAAACAGGCAGACATAGAAGGAGGTAAAGAAGTGTCAGAAAATACAGAAAACGTAATTGCAGAAGATGCAGTAGCACCAGAAGCAATCGTAGAAGACACAGCAGTAGATGCTCCCGCAGAGGAAGCACCAGCTGTTGAAGAAGCTCCTGCAGATGCAGTAGCAGACGCTTCTGCCGAATCTCTAGAAAAAGCAGCCGACGTATCAGAAGTTGTGGTTGATGAACCTGATTTTGCAAAGATGCTTGGCGATCTTAAAGGCTTTTTCTCAGAAACACTAAATAAGGCTTCAGAAGCAAATGCTACTCAAGTTTCAACTATTAAAGAAACAGTTGAAGCATTTAGCAAGAGCGCTGATGTTCGTATTTCAGAATTGGCAGAACAAAATGCAGCACTTTCAAAGGCTGTAGAAGATATCAAGAACACGATTGATGGCGTACAAAAGCGTGTCGATGCAGTAGAATCAGAGACTGCAATTAAGAAGTCCTCTGACCTTGGCGGGTCACAGGAAGTAACAATCAAAAAATCAAAGTGGAACGGTTCTTTCCTCGGTTCCGTAACAGAATTAATTAAATAAGGTAGGTGAAATATAATATGAGTAATGAAACATTAGAGAAGGCAATCGCAGCAGGAACAACTGCAACAGCGACATTTGCCTCAACTACTGGCGCTTCAGGAGTACACGTAGCTGGCGAAGCTGGTAACGGTGGACTTCTAAACGCAGAACAATCAGCCCGCTTTTTAGATTATATGTTCGACGCAACCGTA